AGGTCATGCTATACTCATAGTATGAGCGAGAGGATTATGAAATGTCTCAAGACCTTAAAGTACATAGACGAAAGTTCGTAACTATAAGAGTTACGACTGAAGAAAAAAATAAGATTGAAGAGATTGCAAAAACCAATAACCAAGACGTATCCACATACGTCAGGAAATTGGTTTTGGCTCAAGGATCGGAACAATAATAGTTCCATAGCGTAAATGAGTTGACGCTTTAAAAAACAACTCGTATATTAATTGATTGTTGTTAACCCGACAACAATCTTATTCCGTAATAGGAGCAAAAATGGGTATGAATAAATGTACGCTTCATGGACACGTAGGGAAAGATCCCGAACTGAAAAAGACTAGCGCAAATAAGTCATTCTGTCGTTTTAGTCTTGCTACGACAGAAACTTGGAAGGATCAGTCTGGAGAGAAGAAATCTAAGACCGAGTGGCATCAAATTGTCGCTTGGGGAAAACAAGCTGAATCTATCGTTAAATTTGTCAAGAAGGGTCAAGAGATTATTGTTAACGGTAAGATTGAATATCAGACCGTTGAAGATAAAAATGACTCATCAAAGAAGGTTACTTTCACTAGTATTAAGTTAATTGATTTTGATTTCTGCGGAAAGAAGGACGGCAATAGCGGTGGTGGTAGTTATCCTGAGCCTGAAGAGTCTGGATATACTGGCAGCGGCGCTTTGGATAGCGGTGCTGGCGATTTTAGTGTAGACGACGAGGATATTCCTTTTTGATAATCGAATAACTAAAATGAAACGGGCAGCCTAACAAGCTGCCCGTTTTGTTTATTTGCTCATAGGAATAAAATGAGCCGACATTCATTTATGATTCCCTGTACTGAACAGTTAGAGCAAGTTCTTAAGACAAAGTTCAAATTTAAGAAAACTCCTCAGCGGCTTCACTTCTCTTGGGGTCTTGACCATGATGGTTACTTCATTCAGATTTGGGATGAAGTTGAGAATGAAGAAGATCTTTATATCGAAGATGGTTTAATAGGAACTAATAAGTCACGTATTATTGAGAAGTTAGACAAGTATGGTCTGCTTCCTTTTCTTCGAGAAAAACATCAAGAACATTTGGATTGTCTTATTCTTGATCTTCCATTCTAAAAGGAATTCCATCCATGATGGCAAATAAGCGCGTAATGTATTGGACGATTAAGCTTGCTTCACTCGATGTTGAGATGAAGGTATGCAACCTCGCACATTTCACGAGAGTTGCTAAGTTGAACTATTTTCAAGTTTCTGCAAAAATTGCACAAGCTAGGCGAAAAAAGCTCGCTTTTGTGCAAATGGGTGAATTTACAATTGGATGGACTTATGAAGATCCGATTTCTGCTCTATTTAAGATGAAGAATATTTCCTTTGCTAAGGGTGGCGTGATTAAACCTTATACGCCGCCTGTAGTAAAGCGTAAATACATCAAGAGTGAAAAGTGGTATGCTCGATTCAATGGGCGTCGAGCCTATAATTAAAAAAAAATAGCGGGGAGAAATCCCCGTTATTTTCTTTTACGGATGGTATAGCGGAGGTAGAATGATTGAAATTATATATCATTCAAATTGTCCTGACGGTATTATAGCACGTAATCTTCTTCAAACTTATTTTTTTATTCGCAATATTGAACATACAACGGTTCCGTATGCATATGAACATAATTTTGGTCATTTAGAAAATGCTATTTGGGTTGATTGCTCACCTGAAACTTGGGAAGAATTTGAATATGGCTTAAATCATAATTGTCAATATTATGATCACCATGAAAGTCGTAAAGAATTCTTTTTAAAAGCAAACAATCCTTGCGCTGTTTATGGAGAAAATAAAAAACTTCAATCTGGCGCAATGCTTGTTTATGAAAATTTTAATAAGTATGATGTAGATTATGGTATTAAGCGAATTGCTACTCTTGCCGCAATTGGTGATACTTGGGCATCTGATAATTATGATTTTGAATTAGCTAGAGGTATGGGAGCATTTATTAGCTCTATTGGTAATGCGTATAAATGGGAAAATGATTACGACCGCGAACAGCTTTTAAAATATGCTGAGATTTTTAAAGTTAAAACTCAGGAAGAGGCCCGTAAGTTAGCCTCAGGTGCAATCATTGTTAATGATGTATACAAGATCGCATTTATTAACAGTATGCATATTTCCAATGCATCTGAAATATTGCGAAATGAAAAGCAAGTAGATATTATTGTGGGTTGGGAGTTCTTCACAGAGAATCAAAAATATTATACTTGCGCCATTTCACTTCGCAGTAACGATAAATTCGATTGTCAAGAGTTTGCTAAATGCAATGGGGGTGGTGGACATAAAAGAGCAGCGGGCCTTAGATTTCAAATGACTAATCTAGAGATTAATCCAATTCACGAATTTTGTGAAATGCTGAAGTCCTATTTAAATCCTCCATCTTAGTATAAATTTCACTCCAGGGGGTTCCTGCTTCATAGCCAACGCATATTCCATTAATTGGTTTTATAAAGCAGGAATCTCTTTTGTAACATGTTTTACATGGTGATATAATTAATCTATCAAACATTTCAGAAAGTTCATTATTTTTCTTTTTCATAATATTCCTAATCATAAAAAAGGATTCAGTAAATGAGCGATAGCACTCGATCATTCTTTGTTAAGTTTAGCATTGTTTTTGGTTCAATTGTTGTTTTGTTGGGTGGATACAAAGTTAATGAATCTTATCAAGAATATAAGATTAAAACTCAACATGAAAAGGCACAATTCTATATTAAAGATATGATTCAAATCTGTGATTTCCAAAAGCTTGATAACAATGAGCAAGATAGGTTAGAGAGGTGTAAAGATGATTACGAAGCTGCAAGGATGGTACTGTTGAATATTCTCGATGATCGTATTGTTTATTGGGAAACTCAGAAAAAGATTGAAAGTAATAATTTTGATAAAATTGTAAATATTAAACGTAATGCAAATTATTGGGATGCTCAATTAGAATATCAGTTTAATGAAGTCTGCAAAGTTATTGTTAATCGTTACAAAGAAGCCGATATTCCTCTTAATTCTTTTAAGAAGTCTAAAGACATTTTAAAGGAATGGACTCCAAAGGACGCTGATGAGCGAAAGTCGAAAACCGATCAAGCTTAGATCGGTACATCATCTTATAGAAGTAGTTGTTAACAAAATTAGTGGATGTAATTGTTTTGTTAAAAATATTTATAGGTCAAATAGTACTATTTATTTTGAAGCTTGGTGTCAAGAAGATCCTTCTATTTTTCCATTTTTTAAAAAGAATGCAAAGAAGTATAACATTGTACCATATGAGACATATATTAAAAATGAATTTGTAATCAAATGTATGATTGCTCAGACGAATCATCCATCATTGTTTGCTAATTATCAGAATATTGTAAAACGATACCATGATGCTCAAAATAGGATGACTCGTCATAAGCGAGAAATGGATGCAAAAATTGAGCATTTAAAGCAAGTTCTGTGGAATAAGAATCAAGAAAAATTTGCTAGTGAATTACGAGATATCGAACTTGCTAAATTCAATATATATGTGCAATTTGGAGTAGACACAATTAAATTGGATTAAAATGAAAATCTCTGAGGCAGCGTCAATACTTGTTGAGAAGCATATATTTAATAATAGTTATTATGCAAAGTTATTTCTCAAAAACCTCAAAAATGGAGCTTGTATTCCATTGACAGTATTTAATGGATCACTCTATAAATTACACGATGATGGTTATGAATTGACGCATGACGCATCAGCAAAACATATTCATTTAAAAATGTAATAAGAGTACCCGCCGAAAGGCGGGAATACTCTTTAGCTATGCAAAACTCCATATATATTTGTTATAATATATATGGAGACACTTATGTTTCCCATCCAATTGAGAGGACCACATGATTTTGACTTTTGAAGCTATCGCTCTGAAGGCCGGTTTCGTTCCTAATCTGGACGGAAAGTTCTCGCTTCCAGCTACTCAAGAAACCGCAGATAAGCTTGGTGCTGCGGCTCTTGCGTTACTTCCTGAATGGCAGGTTGGAGATCCTGCCGTGGAAGCGACAATCACAGGGGCCGCCCCCGTTTGGGGATGGCTCTGCATTGCACATTCCCTTCACGGACGAGTTAGCAAACTGATCTACGCTGCGCCCAACGCACCGGAGATCGTGATCTATAGCCATTCTTAATAAGAATGGTGGTAGATCAAAGAAAAGGCTTATACAGCCTTTTCTTTAACTATGCAAAGTGCAAAAGCAATATATTTTTTGTTATAATATATATGGTGGGAATAATATCTGTTCTCACCCCACTCGCTCAGATGAGCGTATGCTTACCGGCGCTATAAGTCCGGTGGAGGTCTTATGACCATCAGTTCCTATCCCATGGTTGCAGTTCCCGTGGTTTCTCCTGTTGGGAAAACTCAGCAGGAAATCGAGCGCGAACGTCAGATCATGCGGGCAATTGCCAAGCAGGTTGAGGAAAACATGCTCGCCTATCAGCACAGGTGAGCATACGAAGAAAAGGGATTTTCCCTTTTCTTAACTATTAATAGAGGAATTTATGTTTAATAGAATTAAGAAACATTATCAACACAGAATGCTTATTTATTTGCATTTTATTGAAATACCAGTTTGTAGAGCATTACATTATATGAGACTACTTTCTTCTGATCAAGTAGAAGCACTTGTTGAAAGATGGACAGAGCTTAATCGTAAAGAAACACTTAAAATTATTCAAGATAAATGGAAGTAATCCTATTATGGAGAAGTATATGAAAACTTATAGTGTTAGAATCTTTTATTTTAATGAAAAATATTATAGTGGTCGTGCTCTTAAGACTGGCCTTAGTTTAAAAGAAGCTCAAGATATATGTGGAGATAAAGAAGGATCTTGGAGTACTTGCACTAAACCTCATCTTAAACGAAGAACTAGAGAAAAGGGCATGTGGTTTCTTGGATATACAGCGGATTAATAAATTACATCTGGAGATTACAGCTAAATGCCAATTTTTAATGTAGCATGGACGGAGTTATACGCTTTTCAAGCTAAAGTTACCGCTAAAGATTTAGATCATGCAATAGAATTAGTTAAAGATGATCCTTCTCTTTACGCAGGCACAGCTTTTGAAGGCGAATACGTTGATGGTTCAATGGAGATTAACCTTGATTATACACAATGGTTAAATTCAGAGGAAGGTAAAAAAGTCTGCCCTGAATAAGACTAAAAATGAAAAAGACAGAAGATTCGCTATAAGGATTATATATGAGTAATGTAAATTCTGCGGGTCGTAGTAATTATGTAAGAGTTAAAGATTATGCTGGACTTTCTAAATCTCTTTCTATTTTTCCCCATCTTTCTTTAAGTGGTGAAGATGGTAAATATTGTATTCTTTCAGAATATGATTCTTCATTTTGTGAATCTGCATATGTAGATGATGAAGAAGGTGGAGAATACGAAGTCGAGTTTGAACCAAAAATTCACGTTATTCCATTTCTTGAAGATAATGAAATCTTTATTATTATGGAAGTTCAAAATGATAAACTTCGCTGGTTATATGGATGGGCAGAAGCTTATCAAGGAAATAAACGTTTAACCGTTAATTTAGAAGATATTTATAAAAAGATCAAACAAGAATGGGGTACAGATGAGTATACGACGGTTGAATATTGATAGGGGATGTTAAATGGCGTTAGTTCTTTATGCTTGCAATAAAGCAATTAGTAGTTTATCTCAACCAATTAAAGTTGGTAAATCAGTAATTTGGATTAGAGTCGAAGATTATCCTAAATTTGACGTATCAGAAGCATTAGATAACGCAGAACCATTTCCCGGCGAAATTGTTCTTAACTCAATCCCAAGGAGATTCTAAATGGCTAAGACTTTCAGTCACATCAATACTACTGTTAATATTAATGATAAGCAAAAGCTTACATTTGTTGAACTTGAAGTTCGTTATCCAGGTAAGAATGAAGTAGTTAGAGATTTGCTTCAGAAGCATTATGCTTGTAAGGTAACTCTCGATAATGAAGATCGTTCTGTATGGAAAATGAATCTTCGTACAAATGACAAGAAAACTCTTCAAAATATTCTTAATTCTCTTGATGATTTCGATAAGCAATATGCTTCTCGCACAGAGACAGTAAATGATTTGATGGATTTACTTAAGTGAAAGTTGCCATTAAACGTCCCGGTAAAGATTGGGAACATAAAGATATTATTTCCAATCTTACAAATTTACAGGCAATTATTGGCGGTTATATCGAATCAGTTCCTAATACATATACAGATGCGGTTATGTATGCCGATGAAGAAGGATTGCTTAAAAACTTAAATCCTAATTTTTTGATATATGAAAATCCTTATGATGATGATCCAATTGCTCAAATTGTAGGAACGGTTATTATGCTTGGTCCTTGTGATGAAGAGGGCAATGAAACTGATCTTACAATGGAGCTTTTTGAAAAGACAATTAAGTGCATCGTGAGTTTGTAATGAAAACAGCTGAAGAATTACAATCTGAAGTTCATGAATTGTGGAATAATTTTTACCATAAACGCAAAACTCTTAATAATGAACTTTTAGAATGGGTATTTGAAAAAATTCATGAAAATTTAAAAACATTTCCAGCTATTGAAAATATTAAAATTAATGTCAATGCCGACTATAATGATGATGGCGAAGAAACAATATTAATTGAAATCTTACCTGATGAGGAATTGATGGATCAGGAACAGATAGAAGAGTTTATGAAAAATGTTATATATGGTAGACTACTACTAATTGATTCTGAATTTATCTTCACCAGGGACACAACCCTGGAATATTTTAAACAAGCTTATGGATATTAGTAATGTAATTAATTATTATGGTTCAAATGATTGGCAGATCAAGGCTTTTGCTAAGATCTGCCAATCATTTTGCACCTTTGAGATAAATAAAGAAAAACAAACTATCACCTTCAATCTTGATACTCCTGAAAAAGAACAAAGATATGAGTATGAGTTTGAACACTTCAATTGGAATGACTAATGGACTTTCAAGAATTTGATCTTACTCCATATGATGAGCCTTGTGCTCAAGTCGGAAAATCTGGTTATTATAAAAGAAGTAAACTTGAATATCAAGCATTAACCGATCAGTTAATTCGTATGTTTGGAAATCCATATGATCATAATGTTTCATTTAGCATGGGTAGTTGTTCTCATGATTTTGGAACCTATCATGAATTGAGAGTTGAATTTCAAGAATGGAATGAATATCTCGATAATCTTGAAAAAGGTTTTCCAAAAGAATGGGATAAAGAGGCTCTTAAGTTCTTACGAGAAAAAGGATATTTTGAAAATCATCCAGAAAAAGTGAGGCAACAATCAGATGGAAACTTCTGACAAAATTAAAGATAGAATTAAAAAACTGCTTGCTCAAGCTACTTCAAATAACGAACATGAATCTGCCGCTGCGTTAGGAATGGCGCAAGAGTTATTAGCAAAATATAGACTTTCTATGGCTGATTTGCCAGATAATGAAGTTCCTCATGAAGATGTTATTTGTGATAATGATCCATTATTCGCCGCTGGTCGTATTCATGCATGGAAATCTCAGCTTGCTAATATTTTTGCTACGTTTAATAACTGTCGTTTAGTTAAATATACAGGTGCAGCTACAGGCAATAATAGTCGTGGAAGTAAATTAGTTATTTTTGGTAGACCAAGTGATATTGATATGGTTCGATATTTACTTGCTTATTCAATTGCTACGCTTACTAATTTTGCTCGTATTCCTTGCATGGATGAAGGTCATTCATACAAACAATCTTGGTTTCTTGGTGCAGTAAACGGAATCCATGCAAAGCTTAAAGAAGGTAAAATTCGCGCTCAAGAGGGCGCTTCTAAATTTGCTTTAGTTAAAGTCGAAAATCAACTTAAAGAAGTTGATGATTTTATTAGAAGTAATGTAGGAAAACTTCGCAGAGGAACTAGCGGAAATACAAAAATCAATTATAATGCTTATGCTCAAGGTGAACGTGCTGGGCGTAATCTTGATCTTGGCGATGCGAAACGTTTAGGTAAGAAAAATACGTTAGGTATAAGATGAACAAATTAGAATTAACGGAAGATATGTTAATTAATTCTTTTCGATATTGTCTTGGCCGAAAGACATATGTGGTAAGCGATTTTGTGCATGAAGCAATTCCTATCTTACATCGGATTTCCAGGTATGGTAGATCATTAATGATTCGTGAAATTGAATCATGCAAAGATCTTGGAATGGAAATGGATAAGGCCGAATGGTTACGCTTTAAAGTTGCACTTGAAAAATCCTTGGAATAGTGTTACAATTAATCCATAGCGCCGCCTCCACTCCGAGGCTTGCGTAAAGGAGATAATATGTACTGTAATCTTGGGCTTCATACAGATTTAACATTAGGTAAATCTGCAATTCAGTTCAAACATTTAAAGAAGCTCGAATTTGATTCACCTGTAGCTATTTGCGATAATGGTAATATTTCACAGCTAGTTAAGCTTTTACAGCTTAACAAAAAGAATATTCCTGCTGTTGAATTATTTATTGTTGCTACATATAATGAAAAGCGCGCTCCTATTTATAAAGCGCGCTTTTTTGCATATGACATGGAGGCTTATACCTCTATGTGTAAAATGATAGAAATTGCAAATAGACATAAACATTATGCACCGCGTATTACCATACAAGATTTAATTCTTGATGGTAATATCGCGGTCATTATAGATTCAGAATTTCTTTTTATCAATGAGTTACCGTTTGATAAAACATTTGTAGCTATTAATGCAAATGAAGATATTGCAAACAGCATATATTTAAGACATAATCCAGTTTACTATTATGATTCATATGGATTAAAACAACGTGATCTTAGTATTGTAGAAATGCTTTCTGCTCGTAATTTCAAACATGAAGATCGTGTTTGGTATCATGATGATTTGCATTATCATACAGCATCATTTATTCCAGATTCTATTAAAAATTATAAATATCTCACAACTCGACATACCGAACCTATAGTAACATTTGAAAATCGTTATCCTATATATTGTGAAGATTCAGAATCTTATTTTGATGTGTTAGTAGAAGCTGGTTTTAAAAGAAAATGTCCCAATAATTCAGAATATAGGGATCGGTTAGAATATGAAAAAACAATTATTAAAAAGCTTGGATACTGCGATTATTTTCTTATCAATTGGGATTTTATTAATTGGAGTCGTAAGAATAACATTCCAATTGGTCCTGGTCGCGGATCTGCTGCTGGTTCGATTGTAGCTTATTGTCTTGACATTACAAAGCTTGATCCAATTTCCAATGGTCTTTACTTCGAGCGATTCCTTAACCCGGAAAGAGTATCTCCGCCTGATATTGATACTGATATCAATACTAATGATCGCCAGCTTGTTATCAACTACATTAAACAAAAATATGGTACAGAATTTGTATCCCAAATTATTACCTTCTCAGAACTTAAATCAAAATCAGCATTGAAAGATGCTGCACGATTATATAACATACCCGCTGATGAAGTAAATAAAGTAACATCATATTTTCCACCTGCAAAGTTTGGTATTCCACCTACATTAAAAGAAGCTTATGAAGTAAGTTTAGTAAAAGAATGGGCCGATAATAATCAATTAGTGTGGAAAGAAGCACAAAATCTTGAAGGTTTTGTAAGACAAACAGGTATTCATGCTGCTGGCCTTATTATATCACCAAAACCTATCAATGAATTAAGTGGAATTACTTACGCAGATGGTGAAAAGATTTGTCAATTTGATAAGAATGATTCGGAGAAATTCGGACTTCTTAAAATGGACTTCTTAGGACTCGCAACCCTGGGATTAATTAAAGATACTCTAGCATTATTAGGCAGGTCATATTATGATATAGAAAAAATTCCATTAGATGATAAAGAAATATTGCAAGCATTTTCTAATGGTGATACACATGGTATCTTTCAGTTTGAATCTGATGGAATGCAAAAATTATTAACTCGTATCAATCCAACATCATTCGCAGATATTGCTGCCGCTACTGCTTTATATCGTCCAGGTCCATTAATGTCTGGACTTGCTGATGATTATATTCACAATAAACATTCCGTAAATCCTGAATACACATTACCAGAATTTAAAGAATTAATGGGTGAAACATATGGCATTTTTGTATATCAAGAACAGGTTATGCTTGTATCGCAAAAGATTGCCGGATTTACACTTGCTAGAGCAGACGTACTTAGAAAAGCTATTGGTAAAAAAGATAAAGATTTGATGAAAACAATGGAAATTGAATTCATCGAAGGATCGGTAAAGAATGGATATGATAAAGAAATTATACAAAAGCTTTGGGATCAAATTGTAAGATTCGCTGATTACTGTTTTAATAAATCGCACTCATATGCTTATGCTCTTTTATCTTATTGGACAATGTATTTAAAAATCAAATATCCAAAAGAGTTTGCCGTTTCCCTGCTATCACTAGATATTAAAGATACCGCAAAATTAAGATCTCATTTTTTCGCTTTCAAAGACAAAATCGAATTTTTGCCCCCTTTAATTGATAGCGCCGAGGAATCATTTAAGATGGTTCCAGAAGGCGTAATGATGGGTTTTGGTTCGATTAAAGGAATGGGCACGACATCTGCTGAACTTGTTAAACATCAACCTTATACATCTTTGATTCAGGTATTTGAAAAAGTAAAATTAGATAAAACTCAATTAGCTACACTGATATATAGTGGAGCATTTGAGAAGCACGAACAGGATAAAGGAATACTTTTAGGTAATATTGACCGTATTTTGAAGTTTAATAAATCGAATGATAATTCTGATATTTTTAATTTATTCGAACCTAGCGAAGTATTTAATCTAGATAAGAATAAAAGAATAAAAGTACCACTTGATGCATTTATGGAAAAAACATGTTATGGATTTAATATACATTATGGATATATCAATGAAAACAAGTGGTTAATTGAGAACCTTCGCAAAGATATTCATGTTGGTGTAATATCAGAAATCAAACGTACTAAAACTAAAAAAGATAATAAAGATATGGCAATTTTGACCATTGAAACAGTTAATGGTAAAATGAAGGCCGTATTATTTCCAAATTCATATGCTGAATTTTCTACAATTTTAGAAAAAGAACAAACTTATGCATTTTTAGGTAATTTAAAGAACGGCATGAATCAAGAGGGTGAAGCTGAAAATTCGCTAATTGTCACAAAAATGCTAAGTGAACATGAAATTAGAGTAACTGAAGTAGATCTATATAGTCGAAATAGAATTAAGAAAGATGATTTAGATACTTCTGCTTTATTAGGTTTTATAGTTCCAGGGTGCGCTTCGATCAACGTATACGAAGAAGATCTTGATGGAGAACGAAACTATCTCTTTAAACTTGAACAAGATATTGAATATAATGAAAAAATGCATCATAGAATAAAGGCTTTAGGACTGAGGGTTCAACTCAACATTTTCTGAAAAGTAACGCTCAATGTAAATTGAGCGTTATTTTTTTTAGCTATTATATCAAATAACTTTGTGTTATTATTGTTACTGGATGGAACGCTAGATGAATTCAGATATTCAACAATTAGCACTTAATTCTACGGTATCCACTATTGAGAAGATGATACCTATATTTATAGGTACATCTAAAACTATGGTTTCTGAACAACCAATATTTACAGATACTACATATAAAACCATACAATTATCTGTAGATAATGATCATACAATTGATGAAAATTCTATAACTCCATATCTTACATATTGGGAACAAGTAAGTGCAAGATTCTCGATGAATTTTGTAACACCTACATATATTATATATATGCCAAATTTAAATCATGGCATATTTGATAAAGATTCAATATTTGTTTTATATGATAATAATGGAAAATTACTTTTTTCTTCAAAAATCGAATCATTTGTATATGACGTAGATATTTTAACTTCTATTAAATTAACTACATTATGTCCTCTTGTTGGTACTTATAATTTTCTATTAATAAATAAAGTTAAAAAATTAGTTACTTTTAATTTCGACAATACAACTAATCAAGTGCGGCCTAATTATCCTACATTCGCACCAATAGTTTCATTTCAAAATGTAATACCATCAGAATCAACTATATCGTATAAAATATATAGTAAAATAGTAAATTTAAAAATATATGAAACAATTACTCCAGAAGATATATCTAACGAACAAAATATAGCTATTTCTAAAGGATTGCTTTCTTCTAGTGCTGCCGTAGTTGTTCATGTTCCTAATGATACATATATTAATTCTGCAATAGAATTAATTAAGACTTTAGATTATGGGTATTATATCGTTCCTATTGATTTATCAATTAATAGTATTAAAACACTTGCTTCATATGTACAGTTTAGCGAAATTGATACGTCATATAAAAGTTTGTTAATTCCTGCCGAACAAACTGAAAGTAAGATTATAAGTTCAGCTACTTATGTGAGTGCATAATGCCTGAAAATATCAAACTTCAAAAACATCAAACATCGGCAGTTAATCAACTCGGTAAATCGAGAAGCCTTATTGCGTATCATGGCTTAGGAAGTGGCAAAACATTAACTGCAATTGAAGCTGGAAGAAAAACTCCAGGGTCTAAGTTAGTTCTTACTCCTGCATCATTACAGCATAACTTTAAAAAAGAACTTCGTAAATTCAATATACCTGATGATGATTTTCATACTATATCTTATGAAAAGTTTAGAAGAAATCCTAATCATTATATTGAAAAATATAAACCTAAAATGATTATTGCCGATGAATTTCATCGAGCGCAGAATGAAGATTCGTTAATTGGACAAACGTTAAGAAATTCCAGATTAAAAGTAGATCGTTTTTTAGGATTAACTGGTTCACTTGCTCAAAATCATCCATCTGAAATTGGAGAGTTATTACATACTGCTACAGGCAAACCAGTATTAGGTAGAAATGTAAAAGAATTCAGAGATGCTTTCATTAAAGAAAGAGTTGTCAAACCGGGCATTATCGGTCGTATAATGGGTAGACAGCCGGGTATTGTAGAAGAACCAAAAAATTTAGATAAATTCAAACAAATAACTGACAAGTATATTAATACATTCTCCGGTGATGAAGAATATGCCAAGCATATTCCTAAAGTAGAAAAATCAATTGTCCGTATAAGCATGGATAAGCCACAGCAGAAAATCTATGATTATACTTTTGGTAAGGCCCCAGCGTGGGTTAAATTTAAAATAAGAAATAATCTGCCTCCGTCTAAGCGTGAGGCAATGAATATTAATGCATTTTTGATTGGTGCTAGACAGGCCAGCACCGCCACTGAGCCATTTGGCGGCCATAGCAGCACACCTAAAATTAATGCTGTAATTCACGATCTTGAACATGGAATTAAACATGACAAAAATTTTAAAGGAGTTGTTTATTCTAGCTTTTTAGATGGCGGTCTTAATCCATTATCAGAAAGATTAAAGAAAAGCGGTATTGCTTATGGTTCGTTTACGGGTCAACAAACAAATGCTGAACGTAATGAAATGATCAAAGATTATAATCATGGCAAATTAAAAGCATTACTTATTTCTCCTGCTGGGGTAGAAGGTTTAGATTTAAAAGGTACAAAGTATATGGGTCTTATGGACCCATCTTGGAATCCTGAAAAAATAAATCAAGCTATTGGTAGAACTGCAAGATATAAGTCACATGAAATGCTTCCAGAAAATGAACGTAAAGTAATTGTTAAGCAATATCTCTCCGAACCTAAGCTTGGTTTATTAGGTAAAATTAAAAAAATATTTAAACCAGAAATGCATGCAATAGGTGTAGACGAATATATTTATAATAGAGCTATGGAAAAACAATCTCTTAATGAAAAGTTTACAAATGCACTTCAAGGTAAGAGTTAGAAAAAAACTTCTGAATATAAATTAACTAATAGAAGGTCGTCTATTCATTCAGCTAATTTTTTAATATGAAATAAGCGTTGGGACTTACTTAAACTATAAGAGAAAACTAATGTCAATCAACTTCATGTTCGATTTCCTACCATCATTCTATAAAGATTTTATGGTAGACAAAAATGGGGTTAATATATTAACTCCATTATTTAATCAATACGCAAATGCTATGGGTGATGCTCTATATCAATCACAGCAATTATCATTAGTTCCTTATTTAGAAAAATGCCCAATCATATTTGAAGAATATTATAAAGCTATTGATGTAAGATTATCTAATAAAATACCAAATACAAATAGATATATTATTGAAAATGATATAGTAGGAATTCATGATCTTTATTATAATGCCGCTTTAACTCAATTACTTGATTATAATTCATATAATTATTTTGTTGGTCATGATGAAAGCACTAATACTAGATATGTAGAATTTACAACTGAGTTAGATCCTAGAATTACAACTTTATTTGCAGATAAAGTATATAAAGATAAATTTGTTTTACGCGATGTTTTTGGTAAGTTATTAAATTATGAAAAAACATTTACATTTGTTGAATATTGGGATAATCAGTTTTTAGCTCAATATAACTTATATAAAAAAGAACTTTTAGGAATTTTATACACATCAATGCATGGACAAACATTTGAGTCAATAAAAAAAGGCTTATCTATTTTTATTGGATTATCATTTTCTCCATTTGACGGAATTGTAAAACATATAAATGGAAATGACGTAACTATTGAAGATTTTGAAACAGGAAAAGAACAAATTGTAACATGTATCGGAAATACAAAAAATACTCTTCAAGTTGGAACTATATTAAATAAATATGATATTATTGATGAAGATCAATTTGGTATTTATGATATGTTCTCAGATCCTCAAAGATTTAGTCAATTTTTAGCATCTAATTCATCCCAGGGGTTAATTAATTTATTAGCTATTGACATTAACAATAAAGAACAATATGCTCATTTAACATTTGATTCATTAGTGACATATGATGAAACAAATATTTTTTGGGATATGGGAAATCATACAAATGTAAGTGATGTTGCTCCAATAGGATTAAACAACATCCCCGCCCCTGGAGATACATTACTATCTAATATGACAACATTTAATGATTCCAGATTTGAATCATTGCCTATATATGAAATGTTCCGTAACTTATTCATAATTGAATATACATATAATAATAAAGGTAGTAATAATTATCCTTATGTTGATAAAACTAATTATTTTTTAAATAGATTTAAACCTATTTATACCAAATATTTAATCTATAAAAATTCATCTGGATTCCATCAATTAACAGCTCCTTTTATTATTCAACAACCGCAAGAATATCCAAAACAAAATATAGGCAATAATTCTATTTATAATGTTATCGCTGGTGGATCACAACCATTATCTTATCAATGGCAAAAAATAAATGTATCTGAATATGGTAATGGTGGAACCTGGACTAACATAGGAACTAATAGTCCAACAGCTAATGTTCAAACAACGCTTCAAGAACAATATATTAGAGTTATTATCAGCAACCAGCAAGGATCAGTTACAAGCAATAACGTTCTTTGCTTATAATCGGGAGTGGTGGAGTATAATGAAATTAATCAAAGGTACTGATCAAACTATTAAATTTAAAATCTATGATAATATTACAGACAGAAATCCTGTCGATTTAAGTAGATTTAATGAATTTATTTGTGCCGTTACAGAGGACTGTGGAAGATTGATTATTGAGAAAAAATTTAGCACAAATAATATTAAAATTTATACCGACAATGAGGCTATTGCCAACCCGTATATAATTGAGGTACAATTTAAAAAGGAAGATACCCAATATACATCACTGAATCCATCTGACGAAGAAAGATTAAGATCATTAGAATTATTTGGAATTGACGTAAATGAACAAGTGGTAAGATTCCTAGAAACAGATTTCTATTTAGAAGGATCAGGTTACTATGTATATAGAAATAGAAGATAATTCTACTTATTATGTGGAGATTGAAATATGTTAGCATTTTTAGAAACTGATTTAACAGTTGATGCATCTGGTTTAAATATCGGTGGTAGTAGCAATAATTCTTTAGCTGTTCCTATTACAATTGATCAAAGAAGTACGCTTGCAGCATTAACATCATTTACTGCAACTGTGCCAAATAATGCCGATGCTACTGTACCTTTTACTTTATCTGTAACAAAATTAGATACTCAGTACTGTACATTAAACATTATATTTAATCAACCAATTGCTAATGTTCATTTTAATGAATTACGAGTTATTACAATTCATGGCTCTAATGGCGACACCTTTACAATTAATATAACTATAAACTACGCCAGTACTTTTACTTCTGCTAACTGGACAAATTCAGATGAAACCTTAGCAATAGATGACATTGATTTAAGAGGGGCTTTAACTTCTAAATCAATCAACAATATGTTTAGAGCATTACTTAGCACCAGTCTTACTGCTCTTAATAAAGCTAAAAATAATGCAATTTATTACTATTATAAACAAAGACATTTAAACGACATTATTGATTTTGCTATTGCTGGTGGTTCAAGTTTTGAGCCTTCATCTACAGTAATTACTTATAATAGCGATGGAAACGTAAATAGTTTAATCACTACATATGCTAATAGAAAATTAAGAATTACCTATAATTATACATCATATACTTTAAATAGATTAAGTGGAGCAGATCAAACAACTCCATTAACGACGGAATCAGTTTCTTTATTAAGCAGTTTTTTAATTGAGGTATTAGATAGTGCTAATGCTGTAGTTTATACATTAGGAACAGTAACAATTAATAGATCTGTAAACACCTATTCCATACCTTACCTTAAAGATTATAATTCTACATTACCATCAGATCAAATTGCAACTAATCCAGATAATATTTTATCCAATTATAAATACTACAAGACTAATACCATTACCGGATGGACGGTTGTAGCATGAGTAAATATGATGAACAGTATAAACTTTATTTTAAAGCATCTTTCGATGCCATAAATCATGCCACCGCAAGGGCAGAAGATGCTTATCAATCTTATGCTGCTTTATTAGATAAATTTAATAGGTATGTTGTCATTAGTGATGAAATTGATGGTCGTCAATCTCAGCTTGTTAAAATTTCAACTACATTTGGAACAGAAGATCCATTAGATCCAAATATTAAAGAATTTACTTTTAATACTGGATCGGTGTTAAGATATTCAAGAGTATTACCTGCTACGCATAATGACAATCTTGAAGTAGTAAATTTTCAAACATTAATGAATGTTGTTTATAATAAAAATGATGATATTACACAATCATTATCTCGATATTTGAATAAATATGGTGATTTAGCTTTTGGATCTTACACATTCGGAATAGACCCTGGAGGTGGTAGCTCTCAAACTATTACCTTAGACACTATTCCATTAAAAGTACTAAATGCTAAAACAACGCTTGAAACGGGAACATTAAAAACAGTTATAAGCGATCCGCTTTCATTAATTAATAAACAATATGCAGACGCAACATATGCTCAAGGCTTGGGTGCAGCAAATCAACCAGTTTTCGTTTCTGGTAAAATAGCTATTCACAGCACATTAAATCAATCAACTATTCATTCTTTTGGTAAATACGATGTAGTAGCTGGAAGTGGCGGTGATACAAATTATATTAAAATTAAGTTATTGAAATATAATGCTAAAACATCATGGGACTCTACTGATAAATCATGGGTAGAATTATTTGGTAGTAATCCGCAAAACTCTATTCCAGGGTTTGACACTGGTGCTGCTATTGGCAGGATTCCTTATCCTGTAGATTTTACATTATATGTTGAATATGAACCTCCTGCCGCAACTTTTCCTTATTTGCTTATCAATAATAGCTCAAGAGTAAGAGCTGTACTTTCAAATTCAATTGGTTCTACTTATGTCGGTGGTTATGTTGAACAGTTTGTAATTATTGATTCTGATGGTGATTTATGTTTAGTTTTAGAAACAGATTATCAGATAGACATTCCACTTTCAACAAGCTTGATGAGTTTAAATTGTAATTCATCTTATAAACCACTTTTATACTTAGTTGTAAATAGATGGAGTTATATTCCAAAGGACAATCCATATATTGATCAAGTTGGAACAGTATCATTAAATCCAGTACTGTTATTTACGGATCAAACATGGATGCGTGGAGCTACTGATACTGGAGTCATAACTGTAAGATATAGATTATTGTATGCAAATATCACAGGATCAATCACTTGGAGCAGTGATAAAGATACATTGTTAGGAATTAAATATGGACAAGATGCATCTGGTTATTATGCAGATATTGCTTTCCCTGTTGGCGAAACAATTTACATTGTAACTTTTAGTGCAAATTATGGATCGGTTCTTAGTAAGTCAGTTAATCTGCAATTAAAAAATTATGTATTATCTCCAATAACATCAATCTCACCACTTACGATAACTAAAAGTAGATGGGACGGATCACCAGATCCGTTACCTATTTCTGCCACTATTACAGCAGTAGGTGGTGGAACTAAAACTTGGTCTATCTTACCAACTGATGGAACTTTAGGTACAACAACATTAATAAGCGCAGCCATTAATCCAACTACAGGTGTATTAACTGGAAATTATTCAGTTGCAAATGTTGATTTATTTGCTATAGTATCTGTAACAGATGGAACTTCTACATACAAAGATAAAATAACGATTCATGTAGACGAATTAACTAGCGGCGGTGGCGGCGGTGGCGGCGGTAGTGATGGTGCTTGCTTTAGCTCTGATACTTTCGTCTTAACTACAAAGGGTGGCGTAAAAATAAGTGAATTAACATTAAATGATATTGGTATTAATTTAAATTTAGATATGTTTAGTATTGGAAGATTTGAATTGGCAGAAGGTCAAATCCATGAAATATCGCATCATCATCCAAACGTTCCATTAATTAATATTCATGGTATAGATACTACTATAAATCATCTATTTGGTTTAGCAAATGGTCTTTGGAAAGAAGCTTCTACTATCACAACTGATGAGTATCTTGTAAAATTAGTAGAACCTGCTACAATAATCAAAGATGCCTTTGAAGGATCTAGAGAATCTGATTATATTGGAGAAGTTTGGAATATTCACTTACATGGACTTAATTACTTTGTAAGTAATAATGAGAATGGTCCTTGGTACTTAGTCCATAATGCAGTAATAAGCTTATCTTAATCACAATGAACCCACATTTACTTTCAACATTAGAAAAACTAAAAATAGGTGATATTAAATCATCTATGGATCAAATTAGATCCTTATATGGCGAAATAGCTTTGATAAAACAAGAAATTGAAACCTTATTTACAGAACTTGATTCAAAGGTTTCTCTAGTTTCACGAAAGTTAGATGGCCCAAGCACAGTTTCTAAATTAGGAACTGGTATTATAGCTTCAATTACTAATAATGGTACTGTATTAAATGGAACAGGTACTTTATTTTCAAAAGAAGTAGCCATTGGTAATCAAATTAAGATTGGCTCTGAAACTGTTACTGTAACTGGATTGGATTCTCTTTCTCCAGACATTAAAATGACAGTTACTCCAGCATTAGTTGGATCTTATACAAATCAGATTTTCGCAATCATCAAAACAGCTACTAAAGAATTATTAAAAGGCGAATTTGATTTTGGTGAATTAAATGGCGATGCTTTTAACGGTGTTATAAGACAAGGAAGCTCATTAGAGACATATGGCAGAATGACACAACCTGCTGACGTTGTTAACGTTAGTTTTGTGCAAAAACAAACAACTCCTATTATGGTTCGTGCTCAAAATGCCATTCAGCGTGATGGTGACAATATATCTGGACCTTTAGATTCAAGATATATATATACATTTGATAATACAAATTTTAATTTTGGTCCAAATGTAGAATTAACATACGAAGGTGTTACTTCTAGTCCAACCAATCTTGTTACAAGGGCTGATTTAACAGCTATACATAATTCTAAAGGCTTTATTTATTTAAAGATAATAGGAACGGCATTCAATTTAGCTCAAATTCCTGCTAGTGGTGATGAAGTTAATTTTTTTGCTACATATTTTGATTTAGTAGGAAATAGTTTTAAATGCAAAGTTCCTTGTATTGGTTTTGTTAATGCCACCTTAGCATGTAAAGGTAATAGTGATCAAAGACACTCTGAATTATATGTTGATTTTGCAATTACAATTAATGGAGTAAGAAAAGCTGAAGCTGTAACGGCAGAAGTAGGATCTTCAGCTTATACAAGTATTTTCGTTCAAGGTTATAATGGTAGCGTATCATTAATGCATCAGTTTGCCGTAGGCGATACAGTAGAAGTTCCTTTATCTGTTTCTAGCGCCACTGGTTTCCAACAACAACCACAACTTTCTTTTGGTATGATGGTTTTTGGTTAATTAAGGAGAAATACATGTTCACAGATCATATTCATGATCAATTAGGAAGATATAGAGTTGGTGCAATTAATGATTCTATGCCTGAATTCGTAAAAGAGGCAGAAGAACAAATTGTAACTGAAAATCTAGAAAAGTTAGCAGATGGATGTTTTGCCTATTCAGATGGCGTAAATAGATATTTCCCTCTGCATACTCCACAACATGTATGGATGAGTCATGCTTATTTTGAGAAGTTTGCTAACGAATTTAATGAGCAAACATCATCTATGATTCGTGAGCGTATTGAAGATGCTTATAAAGCATTTGAACTTCCTGAGTCAAACATTGTAAAAATTGCTGCTGAAGAAGATGAAATTGATGCCATTCATTCCCTCTCTATTGAATTAAATAAATTTATTGATGAATACAAAAAATACCCGGTTCATTATCGGAGAGCCAAGGCAAAGGAATTATTACATTATGCCAAGGCTCTTGGCAAACAATCCTCATTGCATGATGTAGTCTACCGTTATGCTGGCGATCACTTTAAAAAAGATTATACTCATGCTTTTGCTGATCGTATGAAGCATTTTAGTTCTCATGCTCCAGAAAGAGAAGCTTTACTTAAAATGCAAGATGAATCACCCAATCATATTCCTGAATTAGTAGCCAAAGCCCTTTCAATATTTGATACAAAAACTGGATTACATAAATATTACGATCAATCATTAGATGATCCTTATGTTGGACTTCTTTCTCCATTCGATGGTGATAATGAAGAAGATATTCATTTTGGCGAACATAGCGTTCCTGCTAATAAGCTTAAGAAGTTTAATTTTGAAACATTAAAAGAATTTTTAAGCGATGATCTTCTTAGTCAATTAAAAACAAATCCAGTTGAAACTTTACGGAATGCAGATCCAGCAATCCGCGTAATCGTGATACGTAAAATCAATGCTTAACGATACGGCTGTACTTATTAATAATGGGAAGTTGAGTGAAACTCAACTTGAGAAAATCTTTGCTTTAAAAGCATTGAAATCCAACCCTGGATTATTAGGTAACGTATTTAGTTTTGAAAAACTTGTTTATGTATTAAATGGCGTTAAACCTAACGTCGATATTTTTGATCCTCCAACTATTCTTCATATAGCTAAAGCATTACATATCTTAGGCATTAAAGAAGAATGGCATACTGAAATTAAGAAATATATTGCTCATCTTGCTAAAGAAGAAGGATGGGTTTATCTTCCTAAAGTTCTTGACTTTGCCCAACCCGAATTAGACGAAATTTCTCATTCAGTAGAACTTGATGAAGAACAGAAGGCTATGCAAAAATTAAAACATCAAGCTATTGAGAAATATTTGGTGATCAATGTCTAATATATCTACTACATCTGTTGTAGCACCTGAAACGGGTAGACGTTATCCTCTAAATGGCATCGACTATCCGATCAGGTTCTTCAACATGTTACATTTTCAGCGTCCTAAGACACTGAACGAAATTTTTAAATGGGCAATAATCCTTAACGAATCATCTGGTCTATTAGATCGTATTACGGATACAATGGCTCGTTATCCTATTACTCCAGTTCTTGTCGAAAATGATATTGGTGAGAACAAAGATTATTGGAGTGATTTATTAAATAATCAAATATGTATTCAAGATGAATTAGTAAAGAACGGTAAAGATTATTATACATTTGGTAATTGTATCGTATCAATCGTTCCTCCATTTAAGAGATATTTAGTTTGCCCTAAATGTAAAAATTATAGGGCACATTGTATTTCTGAAGAAGATAGACAAATTGACTGGAAATTCCGCGACTTCCAATTTTATGCTAAATGCTTAAATAAAGAATGTGGCGCTCAAGGTATCATGAAAGTTAAAGATGAATATCTTGAAGGTGACGACTTTATTAAAAAGGTTAAGATTCAACGCTGGCCAATTCAATTTATTAAAGTAAGAAATCTTAGTATTGCTGGTAAAAAGAAAATCTTCTATCGTATTGAAGATAAATATGTCAAGCCTATTCTTAAGGGTGATCGGTTCGTTGTATCTAACGTTCCTGAAACATTCTTATTAGCTTGTAAACAAAATCCTCAAAATCCAATTATTGAACTTCCTGAAGATTTAACTTTTCATTATGAACATGAAGGAATTACTGAGCCTGAATGGGAAGGTCTTTCTAAGCCATTCTTCTTCTCAGCTTGGAAAGATATTTTCATGAGCTTTGTATTAAGAAAAGCTCAAGAGACTATTGCATCTGATCATTTAATTCCTAATAGATTTATTTTCCCTACAGCTACTCCAGGGGGGCAAGATCCATTAAGTAAAATTGATGGTGCTGCCTGGATGGGTATCGTAACTACACAACTAAAGAGACAGCAGAACGATCCTAACGAAATTGGGGTTGTTCCCTTTCCACTTGGATATCAAGCCTTGGGTGGTCAAGGGAAAGCTATGTCTTTACGTGAAGAAATTGAGTTGCAAGATCGCCGTATTCTTACTCAATTAGGAATTCCACCAGAATTAATTTATGGTGGCATGACTTGGAGCGGTTCTAATATTTCATTAAGAATGCTTGAAAATTTATTTCTTTATTATATTAATAAACAAAATCAATTTGTTCGTTTCTTTGTGACATACTTAGCGAAAATGAGTAGAAAAGAAGCCCCAAGTAATGTTAAATTGAAACCATTCAAAATGGCTGATGATATTCAACAGATTAACTTACTTTCTGCTTTAGGTGCTCAAGGTCGTATTAGCGAAAGTACGGCATTAGGACAAGTAGGCATTAATGTTGCGGCTGAGGCTAAACAGATGGAAGATGATAAACCATTTGTCGAAAGAATTCAAGCCGCTAGACAAATTGCAGCAGTTAATGTTAATAAAGAAGTTTCTGAGAAAAATAATATTAATCAGGTTGATGTTGGCATTAAAACTCAATTAGTTCAAGGCCAAGAAACACAATCTGCTCAATCTAATTTAACAGATGGTTTTATTGCTACGACAACTCAAGGATTTGTCAATAAGTTAAATACCTTAAATTATCAACAACGTCAATTAGAATTACGTAATCTTCAAATGCAAGATCCAGAAACTTATAATAAAGTAATTGCACAACTTAACGGTATTCAAGAAGCACAGCCAACAGCAGTTACAAATCCAGTAAAACCACCTAGAACTAATAAGGTTTAATAATATGAGCTTGATTAAATTAGCTATTTCGCTAACAACTACATCAGCATCATTATTACCCCTTGGGTTTGGTATGCGCGCAGCTAAAAGTGGTGATCCATTTAAATATGTTTTTTCAAAGACCAAAGGTATTGTTAGACCTAGAATTCAGAGAGCAACTTTAGCTGGATTAGCAAATATGGAGGCCAATATACGTAAAGGAATGGTTCAAGATTCTACTAAATGGCGCGGCGCATTATTAGATGCTCAGTTAGGCCAATTTGGTAGACTTGGCGGAAAAGCATTAGAAGATATTCATACAAAGAAAACTCCAGTTAATATGATGATTAAATCAATTCTTGATAAAACTATAACAAATGAAGGTAAATATAATATCGAGAATATAGAAAAATTATTAACAAAAGGCAATAAGATATATTCTAAGTTAGATGAGTTTCAAAAATTACCAATAGCTAGAACTGGTCTTATTAGTGGTGCTGCCATTGGATATACTGTTGGCGATAATGACCATAAATTAAAATCTACATTAAAGGGTGGATTTATTGGTGGCGCATTAGGTGGATCTTTAAGAAAAGGAACAAACTTCTTACACGAGGAAGGTAAAATAATTCCTACAATGTATAAAGAATATTTTGCAGATAATTATTGGAAATCTCAATTAGAAGGTTCTAATAAATGGCATTATCAAAAAATTGGAAAAGGTATAGCGAATGCTTTTACAGCATTTCCTGAAGATAGAGCTAAAAGAATAGCTAGTTCTGATAAACTTCAGGCATTTGGTGATAAATTTTGGGAAAAAGCAAATAGTGGCATCTTAGGAACTAAACTCTGGTAGGATAAAATGGAAAAAGCACCATTAATGAAATCTTGTTCAAAGTATTATGAATTAACCAATATTGATTCTTTAAATAATTATGTTTTAGCCTTAGATAAAGTAATTAATAATCCTCATAAATATGCAGTTGTCGATAATGATATTAGGTTTGATATTTTTGGAAATCCTTTTGTAATTTTTCAATATAGTGACAAACCTGATATGGAAGAAAAGAAAAAGAAACAATATAGTTTCTTTGGTGAAATTATTTCAATTGCTAATTTAGAAAGATATGATGATCTAACAAATAAGCATTGGGCTAAAGAAATTGTAATAACTTTTATTAAAGAATACTCTACAAAAGACAAAGAGAATCCAATGCATTATAAGCTCGTTATTTATTATAAAGTTAATGATGGTAATATTCTCGAATCCGAGAAAGCCAAATCAATAATGCCTGTTGATAGAAAAGGTTAAATATGTTTCAAGAATTAAGGAAGAAAGCCGGTCAAGGTAATCCAATTACAGAACGTGACCAAGAGTTAATGAGAAAGTTTAGAGAAAACCCTATTGATACAAATGGTATGCCTGAAATTTTTTCAGAAGAAATGACTTGTTTTACATTTGAATCAGTTATTAGACCATTTGATAACGCTCTTGTTATTCATTTAAAGCATTTACCTCCAGCCCTTCGTAATCCTAAGTTTTTTGAATATGCAACCGCTTATATTCGAGATAGAGTTGGAAAATTTGAATCTATGAATTCAAGTTTTATCGGTGAATTAGATTCAGCCAATAAACTTAATAGCCTTGATATTATCTTTACTAAATATTATCCAGCTTTAATGGGTGATATGGAATTTATTAAACGACATACTGCCCAAATTGGTAAAAAATTTAATGATTTGTTAGTATTAGAATTAGGTGAATATGCAAATAAGGCTAGAAGCTAGAAATGTTACATATGAAGAAACAATTTTTTTCTGGACAGTTGAGCCAGATATTAGAGAAATTGTAGCTCAATTTGGTTATATCTTAGAATTATCAGAATCTCCCAATGGACCCTGGACACCATTATTTACAGATCCAATTTATGCTTTTGGATTTTCTGATAAAGTAACTCAAAGAGGAATGGTAGATCAAAGACTTTATTATAGAATCATGGGAGTTGATTTAAACTCCCATGTTTTTTATTCTAATTTAGTGTGTTTATTCGACGAAGAAAGTAATTATATTACTGATTATATATCAACACAAGAACAGTTATTATTAAGAAGATTTAATGGTCAAGAGTGTTTACATTTTGCTCGTAAAAAATTTGGTGATCGTTGTCCAGTTTGTTATGATCAATCTTTAGGCAAAACGATTACTCCTAAATGTCGTGCATGTTTTGGAACAACATTTAATAATGGTTATTTTGCTCCTGTTAAAATAGAAATTAATACAGACCCTAAAGCTAAACAAATAGATAAAAATGATTATGGTGTAACAGAACAAACTGTATTGTCTGGATGGACTTCAAATAGAGTTATTATTGAATCTGATGATATAGTTGTGTTTTTGAAAAAACCATCAGAGCGATATTTAATTGGATCTGTAATTCCAACGTCTATAGCCGGTAATACAGTTAGACAAATGTTATCAATGACCCAATTAAAAGCAGATCATCCAGCACAATTACTTAAAGTTGATATGGATGCCTATACATTAGATGAATTTAGTATATTTAGACGTGAATGGAAGCAATCGTGACAACATATAAAGATTTTGTATATAGTAAAAATTTTAATGCTGGTAACTATGGTGTTACAGCTATGGTTTTATTTCTAAGAGAAATGTTTACTATTAACAAAGAACTTGGTTTCACTGTATATGGTGATGATTTAAATAAAGCTGATTCATATGATTCTCTTGCCATAACTACAAAGTTTGATTGGGAACAAAAATATAGAAACAAACGTCCAGCTATCTTTGTTTCCAGGGGGAATTTAATAACTGGAGTTAATGGTACTCAGGCACAAGGTAAATTATTTTCCATAACAGAAAATGGCGAATTAACTTCATATTCTGATTTGGTTTCCTTCCCAATTGTGGTAGAATGTTTATCAGAGAGTGATATTCAGTCCGAAGCTTTGGCATCAGTTGTTTCATCATTTTTATCATTTGATACAAGACCTTTAAGATCATTAGGATTACAATCACAAGGATCTGTAACAGTATCAGCACCACAACTTTTCGAAAAAGGTAATATATCATTTATCACTTCCGTAATAACTCAAGTTCAAATGCAAAGAATGTACAAAGCTAGAATGTTAAGTCTTAATGCTTTGGAAAAAATTCAAGTTAAACTCAATGATTCAACTATCATAAATATTGATTAAAGGATATATATGTCATACAATCTCCCTAAAGTATCAGTTTTTCAGACTTCACTTCGCGCTAGTCAGAATCTAGCTGATAGTGAATTACTGCCTTGCTTAGTTGGACCACTTAATCAAGTGGAAACTGATGTTGCCATTTCTTTAACTTTGCCAGTTACAACTCTGACAACAATTACATATCCCAATGTTATTCCTCTTGCAGTAATTGATACTACATCGGTAAAAGTAAAAGTTAAGAATGCTTGGGTAATGATTAATGCTGCTCCTATCGCAGTAGCTACAACTTTGGTAGCTGGTAGTAACACAATCGTTGGTACCGCTGGTGCGTTTACAAATGCTAAAGCTGGCGATAAGATTACAATGGTAACTGCTAATCATGGCACATTCACAATCGCTACAGTAATTGATTCTACTCATGTAACAACAGTAGAAACAATTAGTTTCCCTGCTGTTGCTACTACCGATACGTTTAATATCACCAGAAATGTTGGTGATATTAATTGTGTTTTAACTACACCCACTTATTCAACAACATCTTTCTCAATCAATGGTTTAACATATCAAACATACAATGTAGTTTCTGGCGATTCGGTAAATGTTTCTTATGTAGCTTTAAGAAAAGATTTACAAGGTTTCTATGAAGTAACTAATCAAGATCAGCTAGTTAAAGATATGAGTGTAAATATTCTGAATCCATTAGGGTTCTGCCTTGGTCAAGTAATGGCTTCAGCTAATGGTGGTAAGAAAATTCTTGCTTATATCTTAGCTGATAATAGTGATGCCAGTTATACTACAGCATTATCAGATATTGCTACACGTAAAGACAGTTACTTACTTGTACCTCTTAGTCAAACATCAACAGTAAGAAACGCCTTTGCTTCTCATGCAATTGCAATGTCTCAGCCTGACATAAGTTCATTTAGAGCCGCAATTCTTCCTGCTCCAGCTTTAGTTACAACTAAAATAAATTCAACTGGTACAGCTTTATTTGCCACACTTTCTTAATTCGGAGAAATCATGTCAATTACAATTACCATTACTGGTAAAACATTTCTAACCGATGGCGTTAAAGTTGGCGATGAAGTTGTTGTTACCAGTATTACTAACCCTTCTGCAACTGGCATTTTAGCCGGTTTGCTACTCAAGAGTGGCGTTAATCCTGTAATTTATGATAAATTACTGGTAACAGAAGTTTCTAGTGAAACTGCCATTAAGTTTGACGCTTATTTAAACGGTGTCGCTTTAGGCATGACAGCCGCTAACTTAAACATTACAACCGGCGAACAGTTTACGTTTAACGTAGTCCATCATCTTAGTAAAGACGAACAGGCTGCCGGGGTTGCTGCTGTAGCTTCTTCATATGGCTCAAAGCGAGTAGTTTATGTTTGGCCCCCTGAAGCTGATTGGGATGGTAATGGGACTTTAGTAAATGGATCAGTTATTGCTGCTGCTACCGCTGCTGCGATTTCTGCTTATCCTGCTCAACAATCTTTTACTAACTTAGGCTTTGCTGGTCCTAATACATTACATTATTCAAATACTTACTTCTCACCCGCTCAATTAGATGTGATGAGTAATGCTGGCGTATTCGTATTAGTACAGGATGCTCCAGGGGGGCAGGTTTATGCTCGTCATCAAAAGACAACTTCAACAGCTTCAATTCAAGAACAAGAATTTAGTATTACAAAAGCTGTAGATAAGTTATCGCTTGATCTTAGTAGTTTAGTTAAGCCTTTTATTGGCAAATATAATATTACCCAAGATTTATTAACCCAACTTGATGATGTATTAAAGCAGTATTTATTTGCGGCTAAAACAAATAAAGCTCCATATTGCGGGAGCTTAATTATTGATTACTCACAGTTGGTTATCCGCGCTAACTTAGAAGGCCAAAATCAAGATTTACCCCCTGGAACCGTTGAGATTGCTGTAACAGTTGAAGTAGGATATCCTGCCAACTATATTAATGTTAAAATCTTTGTTAAATAAGGATGACTAAATGGCGAGCAATAATGGACTTCAGATTGCAGATTTATTAGGTGCCAGTGGTGATGGTGCATCTAATTGGAATTGGCGTGAGTCATTTGTCCAATTAGATGAGAATATGGCAACTCCCGGCTTATTTATTGCCGCTGAGTCTACATTAATCGCCTTTGGACCTGCTAAAGCTACAGCTGCTTTTGATGTTGTGAAGATTGGTTTAACGCCAAACATTGCAATTAGTCAGCAGATACCTCAACAGCGTTTACCTGAGATTGGCTCAATGAGAGTTCATATCTTAAACGGTGTGCCTGTAGGTGGTGGCTCAATGTCACGTCTTGTATATAATGGCCCATCACTTATGAGATATGCTTATGGCAATCTCTATGATGATGATGGTAATCCTACCGCTTTAGCCTTACAAGGTATGGCTACAGGTTCCGGTCCTGCTCAGGACTTTACTGTAAATGCTTGGAAAAAGTTAATGGATAAGCCTGACAAGATTATGCAAGGTCATAAGGATACTGATCTTTGGATTTCTTGCTGGGATCAGAGACTTAAAGCTCCTTTTGGTATTTGTATATATTTCCAAGACGTTGCAGGTAATGCAGTTGGTGGTATTTACTCAGAAGGTACAAAAATCAATTCTCATAATATTACTCAGTCTGCCGGTCAGTTAATTATGGTTGAAGGTATTAGTTTCGCCTTTGATCGTTTAGTTCCTGTTCGCGGTCTTGGTCGCAGTCAAATGTAGAAGGTATAAAATGAGTATTATCAAATTAGCATTTTTAGGTGTGCATGTCAGAAAGCTTGGACCTAAAGAAAGTGAATATTATGTTAAAAAACACGAAAAAGCTTTAAATACATATAAAAAATACAAAAAACCAATTATAGGTGGAATGGGAGCTTTATATGGCGGTGTTGGTGCTGCTGTAGGAATGGTAACAAAAGGTAATAAAAAAGCAGCTTTAATTGGTAGTGGTATTGGTACTCTTGCTGGTTTAGGTATTGGTGCTGGTACACATGCTTTAGATGTACGTTCAGGTAATAAGAAAATTGAAAGACTTAAAAACTTAGATAAAAAATGGCTTGTATTTGGAAAGGGTCAATCTCATTTAGATAATCAATAATAATTAATAAATACATTATATTAAAAAGCCCTCTTCAGAGGGCTTTTAAATATCTATAAATCTAAAATATATTTTGCATGACCGCAATCCCAAATTCTTATATATCCATTCAATAACATATTTGCTATTTCTGTCTTATCTGGATCAAATTTATCTCCCAATAAATTTGAAAGATTTTGTTTCATTGCATTTCTGCGAGGAATTAAAATATCATTTTTACACCACCAATAATTTGGATCTGTTATTTTTTCTAATTGAAATCCATTTTTAGAATAAATATTATTTTCTATATCAGACCAACATAAATCAGCATAAGATATAATCTGTTTTAAATATGGATGATATTTTTTTACATGATTTAATATTTTTTGCATAGATCCATAACATCTAATTGAAGTTGCGAATCTATTAAATTCTACAATTTCATCATCACGTTCTCTAAAATTGCCTTTACGTTTATTTGTAAAAGTTGCAACTCCAATTAATTCTTCTTGTTTATTATATAATCCATAAGAAAATAATGGTATTTCTCCAGCCCCCATTATATGATTATTATTTAGAAATTCTTTAACATCTTTCCAGTTAACAGAACCAATAGTATATTGATTAGATCTTAAATATTTTTTATTTTGGTTTAATATATTTAGTAATTTAGATTTACATATCTCTTTTTTATTAATCCAATAAGGACTAAATATATGTATTAATTTAATATTATTTTGTTTTGCAATAATAGTTTTATTTTTATGATAATTTTCATCTATTCTAACGTTGGTATCTGTACTATGATAATAACTTCCATTATATTCAATCCCTAAATTTAGTTCAGGAATAAATATATCTATTTCTTTCCCATTAGGTAATTTAAATGCAGTTTGAATTTCATAATATTGTTTTATAAAATTTTCTAAACTTATTTGTTGTGAAGAAGTTTCTCTTTCAGTAGCTTCATCACATTTAGGGCAGCCATTTGTATTCCATTTTTTCTTAGCTCTTATAATATTACTAAAATAACTATCCCATTGATAATTACAATTCAAACATTCAACCCTGGATATAAAAGAACTAATTCTATTTATTATCTTAATATCTAAAATATCATTATTTAATAATATATTTTTTTGATGTTCAATATCATTATTCATTAATTCATATTTACATTTTGTACATGGATATTGGTTACGTCTTAATTTACCAACTAAATTATGAACTTGATCATCAAATTCTATACCACATCTTTTACATTTAAAATGATTACCGTTAATTTCAAAATATTGATTTAATTTTTCTATTTCTTTCTGTACTTCAGGTTTAATATTCTTTTTTGATATTTCTCTATTAGAACAAATTCTACATCCACCTTTTTTATTTTTAACTAATCTTTTTAAATCATCTGATCTTAAATTCCACTCATTATTACATAATAAACACTTAAGTTTATAATACCATTTTTTGTTTTCTTTTAAATATTCTAAAACTTTAATATCTTTAGTATAAGATTCTAATTGCTGCTGAGCAAATTGTATAGACACAAAAACCTCCATACTTAGTATGGAGGTTAAAATGCCATTTGTCAAGAATTTTAATTATATTTTAAATGCTATTGCTTGACCACTAAATCTACCATCTGGAGCTAATGTCGTATGAAGAATAATTAAATTCTTACTAGCAAAAATAATTCCACATTTTCCTCTTAAATCTTCTCCACTATTTGGATCACTGATTCTAACATCTACATCTGAATTTAAATTATGATAGAAATTTATTTCATACCGATTGTTAATTGGGTTGACCACCCAAGTACTATTTTGGAATTGAAATGGATCACTCTTAGAGGGTGTTGTGATAGTGTTAATCATGCTTGGTTCTCCGCTGATTCCACCAGGAATTGCAGACATATTACTTCCACCAGATTGCGCCAAATAAGTAGGTCCGGTGTAAAGACCAGAGTAATCCCAAAGCATAAATTCTGGACTTTTCACAATACCGAATGTACGACCATAATTAATAGCAATCTTATATTCACGTTTCTTAGTTTCTACCATCTGCGCCCACATGCCAGCTAATCCAATATAAGCTGGACCCTTACTCCAGGGGTTAACTGTAATTCCACTATCATTAAACGGCATTTCATTTCTATATTGTAATACACCAGCAGACTGTAAAACAAACATTGCACTAGATACAATTAACCAATCAAAAACTGGAAAGTTATCTAAACCGACAGGTGGCAAAAGTGGTGGAGTAGAATTCCAATCGCTAATAGACATATTGATAGCTAACTTAATTTCATCTTCATCAGATTCATGCTTTTTAATTAATGCATTTAATTTAGGCTGATCTCTGATAAATTTACGAACTAAATCTACTAAAATAGTTGAAGTCATAGTAGCTGTCATGTGTTTCCTTTCGTAATAATTTTATTATATCATAAAATAAAAAAGCCGCACCATTTAGATGCGGCTTCTTTTTTCTAATGTACGGTTTACTTTTTATCTGCGTCAACAGCCGGAGTTAAAGGATCTGTAGCAGGAGCTTTAGCAGTTTCAACCTTTGGAGTTTTCACTTCAGGGGTTTTCGCTTCTTCAGTTACCGCAACAGGAGCAGATGGTTGATTGGAGAACTGACCATCTATAATAGTAGGATCGCCTGTTTCCCAATTGATTAAAGAAGGCGGAACGACTTCGCCTTCAGGTGGATTTAATGTTTTATAACTTTTATTAAAGAGTTCTGAAGAAGGAATGTATTGATAAGCATCGGCTTCTTCATAAGTAGCAAACAGTTTTACAGTTCCACGCTTTTCAAGTTCTTTGAAATGCCAATCGAAATCTGTATAACCAATTTGCCCTTCTTTTAGGCTTAAGTTCTCGCCAATAACACCACCGTATAAAGCTTTGACGAAGGACATTCAAACTCCTAATTAAGCTAAACTACCAATACCATAAATTCTGGCACAGGAAGCAACGTTACCAATTTCCATACCCTGATCGGCCCAAGCCCACCATTCTAACATATTACCTTCGCGCTTCATTTCCTGTTGAACATCACCCAGGATAAAGTTTGAAC